GTGTTCTATCCAGACCAAGACTCTGGTCCAAATTTAATACTGCTTGATTCTATTAAAAAGCGTGTGGAGTTCCCTGAACTAAGGCGCCTGGCTCACGAACAATATATGTATTGGAAACCTGAAACAGTTTTAGTTGAGGCTAAAGCTTCAGGATTACCTTTAACTTATGAACTTAGACAAATGGGAATACCAGTTGTTAATTACTCACCATCAAAAGGAAATGATAAACATGCAAGAGTTAATGCGGTAGCTCCTTTGTTTGAATCTGGAAAGATATGGGCACCAAAAAGTAAACAATTTGCACAAGAAGTTATTGAAGAATGTGCTGCATTTCCACATGGAGATAATGACGATTTAGTAGATTCTATGACCCAAGCTTTAATGAGATTTAGACAAGGTGGGTTGATTTCTCATCCAGAAGACTATAAAGATGAGCCTACCACAAGGGTAAATAGAACATATTATTAATATGATTGAGAAGAAAATTAGTTACGAAATTAATATTGAAAAACCAAGTAAGACAAAACCTGTAAAACAAGGTGGTGTTTTTAATTATTTGGGAAAACAAAAAACAGTAAATGCTCCTCGTCATTGGAGATCATCACCTAAACATCCAATTGCACATCTTGCATACATTACAAAAGATGAAGAAAAAATTTTAATAGATTTAAATTTATATGGTTCACTAAAAGGTAAACCTAACAGAGGTCCATTTGGACTTCCATCATTACAAGGATCAGGTGGTGGCGCTGGTGGTGGAGATGGAGGCGGCGGTGGAGATGGTGGTGGAGATTCAGGAAGTGATGGTAGCAACGGCGCAACAGGTGGTGAAGGAGAATCTACAGGAGATGCAAATGATCAAGGAGGAACAGAAGGACCTTCAGGAGTTGGAGGAGACGATTCAGGATCGATGGGTGGAATAGGAATGGGTGATGTAGGTGGATTAGGTGTTAGTGATTCTAGTGGTATGAGTGTCGGTGATGTTGCAGGAACTTCTGAAAACGCAGGTATGGGAGGTGTTGCAGGAAGTGCAGTTGGAGCGGCAGCAACAGCTGCGGCAGCTGAAGCAAATACAGGAGTCATGAGTACTTTAGCTAATATAGCAAACAGAGCAGTTCAAAATGCAATAAATAATCCAATGGCAACAATTGCAGGTATTGCTCTTGGACCTGTTGGAGGATTAGCTGCAAGAGGAATTGCTGCAGCAGTAGATGCTGCTAATAGAGGAGTAACAGGACCAAGCGATGATACTCAAGAAACTTCATCTGTTCAAACTTCAGCACCAAGTCCATCAGACGGAGGTGGAATAACTACATTACCTCAATATGCTCCATTATATAATCAAGCAACAGGAGATCCCTTATTAGATTCTTTAATAGCAAGATATAAAATGAATCCTGCTTCTTTTGGAATAACATGAAAAAATTAACAACAACTATCCCACCTAAATCAGGTCCTAACCCGCAGGGCTTGAATGTTACCTATAATAAGGTTAAGATAGTGAACTCGGAGAAATTAAATGGCAACTATAGACAAGTCACTTCCAAACGAAGTTACAAATAAAATTGAAATAGAAAATCCAGAAGCTGCAACTGAAGAAATTGTAGAACTTCAAGAGTCTATTCCAAGTGTAGAAAATACAGAAATTACTCCAACTTCAGATGGTGGTGTTGAAATTAATTTTCAACCTGGAGCTTTTAATCAAGGCGAAAGTGTAAACCATTTTGACAACTTAGCAGAATTATTACCAGAAGATGTTTTAGGACCTTTAGGTTCAGAACTTTATCAAAATTTTTTAGATTATAAAACATCACGTCAAGATTGGGAACAAACTTATACTCAAGGTTTAGATCTATTAGGATTTAAATATGACCAAAGAACAGAACCATTTCAAGGAGCAAGTGGTGCAACTCATCCTGTTCTTGCAGAAGCAGTTACACAATTTCAAGCTTTAGCTTACAAAGAATTATTACCAGCAGATGGACCGGTTAGAACTCAAATAATTGGAAACTCTTCTAGAGAAAAAGAAGATCAAGCTGTGCGTGTTAGAGATTTTATGAACTATCAAATTATGGATGTCATGAGAGAATATGAACCAGAATTTGATCAAATGTTATTTTATTTACCTTTATCAGGATCTACTTTTAAAAAAGTTTATTATGATGACTTACTTGGAAGAGCTGTTTCTAAATTTGTACCAGCAGAAGATTTAGTTGTTCCTTACTCAGCAACTTCATTAGATGATGCTGAAGCAATTATGCATACAATAAAAATTTCTGCAAATGAATTAAGAAAACAACAAGTCGCAGGATTTTATAGAGATTTAGATTTATTACCAAGTGATGATTCTGTTACAGATACATCTGATGTAAAATCAAAAGAGAGAGAAATTGAAGGAGTTACTAAATCGGGTTATGAAGATATCTTTACATTGGTGGAGTGTCATGTAAACTTGGATCTCGAGGGCTTTGAAGATCGTGATCCCAACGGGGAAATGACTGGAATAAAACTTCCTTACATTGTGACGATAGAAGAAAGCTCTCGTGAAATTTTATCTATTCGTAGAAACTATGAAATAGGTGATCCTAAGAAAAATAAAATTCAATACTTTGTTCATTTTAAATTTTTACCAGGTTTAGGATTTTATGGATTTGGTTTAATTCATATGATTGGTGGTTTATCAAGAACAGCTACATCTGCTTTAAGACAATTAATTGATGCAGGAACTTTATCTAATTTACCAGCAGGATTTAAAATGCGTGGTATTAGGATTAGAGATGATGCTCAATCTATTCAACCGGGAGAGTGGAGAGATGTAGATGCACCTGGAGGAAATTTAAGAGATGCATTTATGACTTTGCCTTACAAAGAACCTTCTCAAACTTTATTAGCATTAATGGGAGTAGTAGTTCAAGCAGGTCAACGTTTTGCTTCAATTGCAGATATACAAGTAGGAGATGGAAATCAACAAGCAGCAGTAGGTACAACTGTAGCCTTACTTGAAAGAGGAAGCAGAACAATGTCTGCTATACATAAAAGATTGTATGCCTCATTAAAATTAGAATTTAAATTATTATCAAGAGTATTTAAATTATATTTACCAGAAGAATATCCTTATGATGTTGTAGGTGGACAAAAAAATATTAAACAAGCAGACTTTGATGATAGAATAGATATCGTTCCAGTTGCTGATCCAAATATATTTTCACAAACACAAAGAATTAGTTTAGCACAAACTGAATTACAACTTGCTCAATCTAATCCTCAAATTCATAATCTGTATGAAATTTACAGAAAAATGTATGAAGCATTAGGAGTAAAAGATATTGATAAGATTTTAATTCAACCTGCAAAACCAATGCCTAAAGATCCAGCATTAGAACATATTGATGCATTAGGCGGACAACCATTCCAGGCATTTAGAGGTCAAGATCATAGGGCACATGTTACTGCGCATTTAAATTTTATGTCAACTAACATTGCAAAAAATAATCCAATGATCATGGGATCATTAGAAAAAAATATTTTTGAACATATTTCTTTGATGGCTTTGGAACAAGTAGAATTAGAATTTGCACAAGAGTTACAACAAATACAAATGTTAGCTCAAAATCCTCAAGCTGTACAAGATCCAGCTATTCAAGCACAGGTTCAAGAGTTTCAAATGAAATTAGAATCTAGAAAAGCAATCTTAATTGCTGAGATGATGGATGAATTTATGAAGGAAGAGAGAAAAATAACTTCTCAATTTGATAATGATCCTATTGCTGCATTAAAATCAAGAGAACTTGACCTACAAGCTCAAGAAAATGCTAGAAAAAAACAAGAAGGACAAGAGAGAATTAACTTAGATAAGATGAGAGCAATGATGAATCAGATGAATACACAAGAAAAACTTGAACAAAATGAAGATTTAGCTGAATTAAGAGCTGCAACATCTATTGCAAAACAACAGTTTTCTAATATGAATAAGAAAATACAATAATTATTGTTAAATAATAAAAAAGGAGTATAAACATGGCTATGAAAATGACAAAACCACAAAAAAAGATTGGTAAAGTAATGAGAGAGTTTAAAAAAGGTGAACTCAACATTGGTCAATCTTCAAAAAAAGTAAAAAGTCCTAAACAAGCAATTGCTATTGCATTGTCTGAAGCTGGAAAAAGCAGAAAACAAATGGCAGTGGGTGGTTTAGCTAATTCAACAAGAACTTTTACGGCAGATTCAAAATCAAAAGAAGTAAACTTTGATAAATTTACAGACAAGCAAGGAAATTTGCTTGGAGGAATTGATATTGAAATGTCAAATCCACAAGAAACACAAGTTCAAGAAGTTCAAGGTCAAGGAAGTATTCTTTCAGAAAAGAAAAGATCAGCGAAGTGGTACTAACTTATGATTCAAATGTTAGGAGCTGTTGCACCTCTTGCTAAAATTCTATTTAGCACAATTGAAAAGTCAGTTCCTGATAAAGATCTTCAAGAAAAATTAAAAGCACAATTACAAACACAATTATTACAATCTAATACAGCAGAATTACAAGCTGCAGCAAAAATAGTTGAGGCAGAGGCTAAAGCGGGCTGGTTCGCATCGAGCTGGAGGCCCCTGTTAATGTA